GTCGATCACCCACAAGGGCTTCGCCTCGAGGTGCCGTGCCACCTCTTTCATCACCGACAGAATGTCCTGGTTCTCGCTCCGATAACCTTCACGCTCGGAAGACAGCAGGCGGGTGATCAACGGGAGCATCTTCCCCCGCTTCACATCCCGGGCGACCACGCTCAGCAGGGGATAGCCACCCACGACGTCTCCCTTGTCTCCATCCCGCACCCGCCCGCCACACCATAGACGCGGCTTATGGCTGTCATAAAAAACTCTAGCGCAAACCCCCTCCACAAAACCCTTGACAGGTAGCACCTGTGTGCTACTATTACCATCGACAGCAGCGAAAGCTGTCACCCATCGAAGAAGCCGGCCACGGTGGCACGGCATCACGAAAGAGGACAAGACCATGACGATCAAAATCGACACCACCCTCCCCAACGACAACAACGCCCCGCTCTACGAGAAGTATCCCACGGAGCTGCAACCTCAGCCCGCCTACCTGCGCATGGATGAGGATGGCGATGTGGACGTGTATGTCTCCGGCGAGATCGGTAACGCCACACCCATGGACGTGTGGCACAACCGCACCCTGCGCTGGACGCTCTCTCCCGAGCTGGCTCGCGACCAGGTTGAGGCCCTACTGGCCGATCCGGAGGTGATCGACCTCCTGGAGCGCATCCACGCCAGCCACGAGGTCGAGTGGGACGGCAGCAACCACACCGGCAACTACGACGAGGACCTCTATGACGACCTGCAGCGCCTGCTCGACGACCGCTACAACTACGCCCCGGAGGCAAAGGTATGGGACGCGGGTGACTGGCTGTTTGCCAGCAACTCGCTGGCCCCGGAGGATCCATGAAAAAGAGGCGCAACATCTACATCGGCCCGGCCCTGGGCCAACTCATCGACGAGCGCGCAGGCGACGGCGCCAGGTCGGTCTCAGGCGTGATCAACGCCTGCGCCGACCGCTACCTGGAGACCGTGCGGCGTCACATCCCCGACCTGGCGGCCGAGGAATGGATGCTAATCTTCGATGCGCTGAGCGGCGTCTGGGCGGGCAACACGATTTCCCTCGCGATCCAGTCGCTGCCGCTGGGGATCTCCGATGCGCTCACGCTCGACGGCCTGGCGGACAAGTGGGGCGTGGACGGCGCCGCGCTGCTGGCCCGGCTGGAGTCGATGGGTTGGTGCGAGCGCCTGGCGGTGATCGACACCGCTGAGCGGTTCTTGGCCGCCGAAGACTGGCCAAGCGATCCGGAGGCGCTATGTAGCCTGCTGGCGGGTTGTTGGGGTCGGCGCATAGTCGTCTTGTAAATGACGACTTTGCCGGAAGGGAGGTGTCCTTGACTTCTGTGGCGAAGCGCGCTTTACTATTTCGCATGACGTTGCAGGAGCTCTTCAGGCATTTCGGGTCGAAGGCCGCATTGGCGAGAACGATTGGGGTGACCAAGGCGGCGGTGGGCCAGTGGAAAAAGGTGCCTGAGAGGCACTGCCCGACCATCGAGCGCGCCACCAACGGTGCCATCCGCTGCGAGGACCTTCGCCCAGACGTGGACTGGGCGGTGCTCCGCGGCACCCGAGCCGATGCAGCCGCTCTGGATTCCGGGTGCGCGGGCACGCTGGATAATGAGGCGGCGTGATGAGTCCGCGTCCGTCTGGCACAAAATCCTCCCCACACACGGCGGTTTCCCTCCTTCTCCGCCGTTCGCCAGGCGATCCGGGCTCTCCCATGTATCACTGTAGTTGGAGGCTCATCCAATGGACATGACGCCCAACCATCAACAGACACGTTCGCTGGTGATACTGCGCCACGTCACCGGTCATTTGCTGGCCTCGGCGCAGAGCCGCGAGGCCTACGCGCAGGAGGCGATGGCGGAGATGGCGGCGCTTCGCGAGCGGTTGGAGGCTGTGCTGCCCAAACCGCATTGGCGCAAGATCATGGAGGGGCAGGCGTGTTGATCCTGGGGATTTCGGGGCCGGCCAGGGCCGGCAAGAGCACGACGGCCATGCATCTGATCGATGCTTACGGCTTCGCGGAATACGCATTCGCGGAGCCGATCAAGCACATGCTTCGGGCCGGATTCGATCTGACCGACGACCAGCTCTACGGGGCTGAGAAAGAGAAAATCATTCCCTGGCTTGGGGTGTCGCCGCGACGCCTGGCACAGACGCTGGGCACGGAGTGGGGGCGGCATCAGGTTGCCGACGATGTGTGGGTGCGCCTGGCGCAGCGCTGGCTGAATGCGCTGCCGCGCTGGTGGCCGGGGGCTGTGTTTTCCGACATTCGATTCGAAAACGAGGCGGCATTCGTGCGCCGCAACGGCGGCACGGTGGTGCACCTGGTGCGCGAGGATGCGCCGGAGGTGGAGGCGCACGCCTCCGAGTCTGGCATCGAGGTGAATTCCGGAGACGTCGTGATCCGCAACAACGGCTCGATAGCCGAGTTGCACGCCCGCATCGATGATCTGCTGCGCGAGGTGGCGGCCTGATGGAGCGCCACCTGTGCAGCTGGCATCGCGGCGGGCAGCAGTGCCCGGAGCCATGGGTGGTATGGATCGACCTGTTCGGGTCCTATCGGCCGGTGTGCCGGGAGCACGCCAAGGCCACCTGCCCGGAGCACGCGCACCGGATTCTGGACGAGATCCTGCTGCGCAGGGAGCGTGAGCGGGCCGGAGAGAACGAGACGCTGTGCGAGCGAGTGGCCCGGCTGGCGCGGCAGGCAGAGAAGCGGGACACCACCATGGCGCTGCAGGCCTACGAGGCTGGCCGGCGCGTGGCGCTCCAGGAGGGGGCGGACGAAGGAGAGGCGCACCGACGCGGACTGTTGCGGGTGTGGCGAGCCGCCCGGGGCGGCAGTGGCGAGGAGGCGGCCTGATGGCGTTGCCTGCGCCCCTGTATCGTGACCCGGAGGAGGTGATGGTGGCGCAGGAGCGGCGCCAGGCGCGCAAAAGCGGGTGCCAGGCCTGCCTGTACCGGGCTCCCCTGGCGTTCGGTCGCTACGGGTGCGCCAAGGGGATTACGCCGGCCAGCCGTGGCTGTGGGCGCTGGCGCTGGATCGAGGAGGCGGCCGATGAGTGACCTCAAGCGTATGCGCGCCCTGCTGCGGGCAATACGCAGGGTGTTCCCGCCATGGCCGGAGGCGCAATTGTGCTATGCGGTGATTGAGCAGGCGGTCAAGGATGCTTGCTCGTATTCGCCAGGGCACCGCCTGTACGATGGCGCAGTCTATTACCTGGCGGGTGACCTGCCGCATGCTGCGCTTTGTGGTGTGGACCCTGATTACGTGCGCAGGCTGCTGCGCGAATCCGGCCTGATACGGCTGCCGGAGGTGGCGTGATGCGGCGCATCGACATGCTCATCGTCCACTGCAGCGCCACCCCGCCGGATATGGACATCGGCGTGGAGGAGATCCGCGCCTGGCACAAGGCACGCGGTTGGTCGGACATCGGATACCACTTCGTCATCCGCAGAGACGGCGTGACGGAGACGGGGCGCCCCGCCCAGGTGGTGGGCGCGCATGCCCGCGGGCACAACAAGCGCTCCATCGGCATCTGCCTGGTGGGCGGGATCGATGACAACTGGAAGCCGCGGGACAATTTCACCTACCTACAGAAATTGACGCTGCAATACCTGCTGCGGTGGCTGGTGGTCACCTACCGGCCGTCGGAGATCGTGGGGCATGGCAGCATCCCGGGGGTGCACAAGGCGTGCCCCTGTTTCGACCTGGAGAAGTTCCTGGCGGAGACGGGGCTGGATGAATTCGCGGCGCCGAAGGAGGTGCCGGCATGATGGGGGCGCCGGGGCGCAAGCCGCCCCACGCGGTAATCGCGGCCCTGTCGCCAAGCGCGGTGGCGCTGGAAGCGGTTGGCGGGTGTCGCAATTGCTCGTTGCCGGCCAGCAGCGAGGCGGCGGCCATCTGCGCGGGCATGCCGCGCAACTGGATGACGGCGGCCCTGGCCAAGTGGGGCCGCAACGAGCAGGCCATGCGCGGCATCAAGTACGCGCTTTGGGTGGAGGCGGCGGGGCTGGCCTCCAAAGAGTGCTGGAAGCTGGAGCCGGGCCGGCCGCTGTTGGAGACGATGGCTACCATGGCGGCCGAGGAGTTTTCGGCGCCTGCGCGGCCTGACGGTCTGCCAGCGCGCATCCCGGAGGCAGAGAAGGCGCAGCGCATGGGAATGACGAGATCACGCTGGTATCGGACCTGGCGCGATCGTTACCAAATGGTGGCGGCGCTGCCGGAGCAGTGGCTGGCGGAGGCTGGAAGCTACATCATGAGGAGGCAGGCGGCATGAGTCGATGGACCTGGAACGAGGCTGAGGATGAGGCGCTGGACTATCTGCCCTGGGAGGCGCAGGTGCTCTATCTGCGCGGGCTGCGGCGGCGGATGGACTACCGCACCGGGCTGGTCGGGGCGACCAAACACAGCCGCATCAGCAGATCCTGGTTGATCGCGTTGCTGGAGGTGCACAGGGAGCGCGGGAGCCACGAACAGGAGTCTCGCATCACGGTCTCCAAGCTGCGCAACTTGTTGCGGCGGCTGGAGCGGGCGGGGCTGATCGAGCCTGTGGAAAACCGCCATCGCGCCATGATTTTTCGATTGCCATTGGCCGACATGGATCGGTCTGTCCAAATGAGGAACGACCGAGGAACGACCGAGGAACGACCGACCATGAACGACCGAGGTTTTTCTAGCTGTATCAATGAGATGAAGCACATGAACGACCGAGGAGCAACCGACCCGGAAACCGGGATGAACGACCGAATACCGGAGACCGGTAATAGTAAATACTACGTAGCGCAGCATAGTGGTAATACCCCGCGCGCGCGCGTTGATCCCGCGCTGATCGCTGCGCTGGCAAAATCGGGATTTCGCCGCGAGCACGTGCACACGCCGAGGGTCATGGCCATGCTGCGCAACTGGCAGGCCATGGGGGTAACGCCGGAGGATGTGCTCGCCTTGGTCGCGCTCATCCGCGAGCGATCACCCGGCAAGTCGTTCACCCCGGCCTATCTCGAGCAACCCATGCAGGATTACCTGGAGGAGCGGCAGCATGAAACGTGCAGGAGAGCTGGCCAGCGCGCTGGCCACGGCAGACAAACGGCGGCAGACCGGATGCTCGATTTCTGGGAGCGCACCGGCGCATTCGCTGCCCGATCACTGGATCGCGGCGATCTTCCGTAAAGCGGCGCTGCGCTACGGTCACAAGTGGACCGCGCAGTATCCTGCGGATGTTGCGGAGGAGGCCATGCGCGAGTGGGCGCAGATCCTGGGTGATCTCACGCCGGAGGAGATCAAGGCCGGCCTCGAGGCGCTAGGCCCGGGGTTCCCGCCGGACGTCTACGAGTTCCGCCAGCTGTGCCGCCGCCACGTGCGCACCGGAGCGCATCGTCTGTACCAGGCATTGCCGCACCCGCAGTGCGATTCTGCTGTGGCACGCGGGCATCTGAGCGAGATGAGAAAAATTCTTCGTCATGGTGGTTGACACAGTGAGACACTTTTGGGTAGATTTTCCCCAAGATGGGAGAAGTTCACCCAGATGGCCCGCAGCCGGAAACGGCTCGCGGGCTTTTTCGTGGCACAAGAAAAACGCCAAGCCAGTGCAGATCGATTTAGACACCGTAGTCAGCGTGATCAGCGTCGTCGTCGTGACGCCGCTGCTCTGGGTGATTCGTGCAATGCTCCGAGACATCAGGACGCTCGACAAAGAGCTGTCGGACCACAAAACGCACGTGGCCGAGACCTACGTCGAGAAAGACGATCTGCACCGTGAGCTGGCCGACATCAAGCGGCTGATCGGCAAGTTGTTCGACAAGCTCGACGCGATTGGCAAGGGGAAGGGCTGATGCCGCGTGCTGCCGCCAGGCCATGCACATATCCCGGATGCACGGCGCTTGTGCACAACGGCAGCCGCTGCCAGGCTCACGCGATGGCCAGGCACAACTGGGGAGATGACAGGTTGCGCGGCAACCGGCACCAGCGTGGCTACGGCGCCGCATGGGATAAGCTACGCCGCTGGGTGCTGCAGCGCGACAGGCACCTATGCCAGCCCTGCCTGCAGGCGGGGCGCGTAACCCCGGCCGCCGAAGTGGACCACATCACCCCCAAGGCTCGCGGCGGCACAGACGACCCGGCCAACCTGCAGGCCATCTGCCGCGCCTGCCACGCAACCAAGACCGCAAGGGAGAGGGGGGTCTAAATCTCTACAGCACCCCTCCCCGGGACCGTGAGGCCAGTCGATTTTTTGCGTGGGGGAAATTGGAGAGAAAAAACCCAGGGTTAGGATGGTGTGGTCCTGCGGAGTAGGTGGCCAGCAATGAAGTGATGCCAGGCCCAGCCAGTCTGCTGGGCTTTTTCGTTGGATCGTAAGCAATTCAGTAGCCCAGCCAGTCGGCTGGGCTTTTTTGTGGGCGGAGAGACGAGACGATGAAGGGCCGAAAGCCGAAGCTGGACAATGTCGCGCGACACCCGGCAGCGGGTTCGGCGCGCGCGAGCGAGGCGCAGCGGCGTGAGGCGGAACGCACGGCGCATGAATTGCGTCCCTGGGGGCTGGGGGAGGCCGCGATCCGCATCTGGGACCGACTGGCGCCGGAGCTTGTGCTGCTCGGTCGCCTGAAGCCGCACCACGTCGATGCGTTCGCCGAGTATTGCCGGATCACGGTTCGCCTGGCGGAATGGCGCAAGCGACTGGACGAGGAGGACTGGATCTACGTCACCTCCGGCCGCAATGGCACGCAGTACAAGAGCCGGCCAGAAGTTGCGCAGCTCAATGACGACTGGCGCAAGTGGCGCAGCCTTACTGCCAGTTTCGGTCTGACGCCGGCGGATGAGCGCGGCCTGTCCGATGTCCAGGGCGATCTGTTCGACGACGGCTGGGGGGACATTTGAGCCGTGACTACGTTGCCATCGCGACACAGTATGCTCGCGACGTCGTAGAAGGCCGCATCCCAGCCTGCCGCTATGTGCGCCAGGCGGCCCAGCGCCAGCTGGATGAACTCGAGCAGGGCGTCATCGGCTATCACTTCGATGTCGAAGCGGCCTCCCGGCCATGCCGGTTCATCGAAAAGCTGCCGCACATCAAGGGACGGTGGGCCCGGGAACGGCAGCTGATCCGGCTGGAGCCGGCGCAGGTTTTCCTGATCACAACCCTGTTCGGCTGGGTGGATGAGCAGGGCCTGCGCCGATTCCGCATCGCCTACATCGAGATGCCACGCAAAAACGCGAAGAGCACCCTGGCTGCCGGCATCGCGCTCTACATGCTCACCGCGGACGGGGAGGCCGGCGCCGAGGTATACAGCGCCGCCACCACCCGCGATCAGGCGCGCATCGTCTGGAAGGACGCCAAGCACATGGTGGACCGAACTCCAGGCCTGCGGCGTCGTTTCGGCGTGGAGACATCCGCGCACAGCATCGACGTGCCGCATACCGCCAGCCTGTTCCGGCCCCTCAGCCGGGACCACGGTGGCAACCTGGACGGGCTCAACATCCACTGCGGCGTCATCGATGAGCTGCACGCACACAAGACGCGGGACGTATTCGACGTCCTCGACACCGGCACCGGCTCCCGGGATCAGCCTCTGTTGCTGCTGATCACCACCGCCGGGTTCAACCGTGCCGGTGTCTGCTATGAAAAGCGCAGCTACACGATCAAGGTGCTCAGTGGTGCGGTAGACGACCCCACCTGGTTCGGCATCATTTTCACCGTGGACGAGGAGGACCTCGAGCACGAAGAACGCCTGCTCACAGACGAACACATCTGGCGCAAGGCCAACCCGAACTGGGGCGTCTCGGTCAATCCTGCCGACATCGCCCGCAAGGCCAAGCAGGCGCTCGAAACGCCCAGCGCGAGGAGCAACTTTCTCACCAAGCACCTCAACGTCTGGGTCAACGCCGACACCACCTGGATGGACATGATCGCCTGGGAGCGCTGCGCGGATCGCTCCCTGCGCGAAACCGACTTCACCGACGTGCCCTGCTACATGGCCGCCGACTTGGCCAGCAAGGTGGACATTGCGTCGGTCGCCAAGGTCTTCGAGCGGGACGGTCACTATTACGGCTTCGTCCGCCACTACCTCAACGAAGAGGCTGCCGAGGCCGGGCGCAACAGCCAGTACGCCGGCTGGGCGCGTGCCGGGCATCTCGTCCTCACGCCAGGCAACGTCACAGATTACGAGCTCATCGAGGACGATATCCGGGCAGACGCCGCGGATTTCGACATCCAGGAGCTCGCTCTCGACCCCTGGCAGGCCGAGCACATGCGCCAGCGGCTTGCTGAGGACGGGCTCAACACAATAGAGCTGCGGCAGACCGTCGCCAACATGAGCGAGCCCATGAAGATGCTCCAGGCGCTCGTCCTGCAGGGCCGCTTTCACCACAACGGCGACCCGGTGCTTGCCTGGATGGTGAGCAACGTCGTGGCGCACCTGGACGCCAAGGACAACATCTACCCGCGCAAGGAGCACCCGGACAACAAGATCGATGGCGTCGTCGCCCTGATCATGGCCCTGGGCCGCGCGCTCATGCGCGGGCAGGCCGAGCAACGGATCTTCGACGGCAGCGAAATCATCGCACTGTGAGGAGACACCATGAAAACCCTCATCAAGCGCTTCAGCGAGCCCTCAACCTATGCCGGCCTCGCCGGTCTGGCCATGCTGCTCGGTGCCACCCAGCAGGAATTCCAGGCCTGGACCAACGCCATTGCCGGCGTATTCGCCATCATCGCCGTGGCGCTGGGTGAAGGTGCGGCGCAGTGAAGCTGCGCGCGCTGCTGCCCAAGCCGGCCGACTTCGTGCTCCTGGTCGGCGGCGCCATGCTCTTCCATGGCCTGCGCAAGGTGTATGAGCCTGCCGCATGGATCGTCATCGGCGGGCTCATGGTGATCGTCGCTCTCTGGCCCTACCTCAAGCGGTGAAACCATGAGTCTGCTCGACAGCATCTTCGGCGCCACCACGCTCAAGGAGCCGGATACCTGGCTCAGCGAAGCGCTCAACGCCAGGCCCACGGCCAGCGGCCAGTCGGTAACGCCCGACAGTGCCATGCGCGTGACCACCGTCTACGCCTGCACCCGGGTGCTGGCCGAGAGCGTCGCCAGCCTGCCGCTGCATCTGTACCGCCGCGGACCCGACGGGCGCAAGGAAAAGGCCACTGACCACCCGCTCTATAGTCTGTTGCACGACCTCCCCAATCGGGAGATGACCAGCTACGACCTGCGGGAACTGCAAATGGCGCAGCTCTGCCTGCGCGGCAACGCCTACGCCAGGCTCTACCGCAAGCGCAACGGCGAAGTCGGGGAGATCGTCCCCTGGAAGACCCAGAAAGTGCGGATCGACCGCGACAGCAGCGGCCGGCTCGTCTTTCTGGTGGAGGGCGAGGGTACTTTCTACCACGACAGCGTGTGGCGCATCCCGGGCCTTGGCGGGGACGGCATTGTCGGCTACACCCCCATCGGCCTGGCGCGGGAGGCCATCGGGCTGGCCCTGGCCACCGAACAGCACGGCGCCGCTCTGTTCGGGAACGGCGCCCATCCGCTCGGTGTGCTCGAAACCGATGGCGTATTCCAGGACGAAGAGGCCATCGAGCGGCTGCGCAGTCAGTTCCAGGAGCGTTACAGCGGCAGCAATGCCCACAAGCCTCTCATCCTCGAAAAGGGGCTCAAGTGGCAGCAGATCAGCCTCAGCAGCGAGGATGCCCAGTTTCTCGAAACGCGCAAGTTCCAGCGCTCCGAGATCTGCGCCATCTATCGCGTGCCGCCTCACATGATCGCCGACCTGGAGCGGGCCACCTTTTCCAACATCGAGCACCAGAGCCTCGAATTCGTCATGCACACCCTGCGCCCCTGGCTGGTGCGGTTCGAGCAGAGCATCCACCGCGACATCCTCACCCCGGCGCAGCGAAAGCGGTACTTCGTGTCTTTCAGCGTCGAGGGGCTGCTGCGCGGCGACATCAAGAGCCGCTACGAGGCCTATTCCAAGGCCATCGTCAACGGCTGGATGAACCGCAACGAAGTGCGCGCGCTGGAAAATATGAACCCGGCCGACGGGCTCGACGAATTCCTCGTCCCCACCAACATGGACCAGAACAATGGCAAAGATCAAACCGATCGCTGACGGCAAGAGCTGGTACAGCATCCACGCCCGGGAACAGGTCGCCGAGATCTTCATCTACGACGAAATCGGCGGCTGGGGTATCACCGCCAAGGAGTTCATCGACGAACTCAATGCACTGGACGACAGCATCCAGACCATCGACCTGCGCATCAACAGCCCTGGCGGCAGCGTATTCGAGGGCAACGCCATCTACAACGCGCTCAAGCGTCACCCGGCTACCGTCAACGCCCACATCGATGCCCTGGCCGCCAGTATGGCCAGCGTCATCGCCCTGGCCGGTGACAGTGTCACCATGGCCGCCAACGGGCTCTATATGATCCACAACCCGCGCGGCGCGGCCTGGGGAGAGGCCGACGAACTGCGCAAAGTGGCCGACCTCATCGACAAGATCCGGCTGCTGATGGTCAACATCTACGCTGCCAAGACCGGCATGGAAGCAGAGCTCATTGCCGAATTCATGAACGAAGAGACCTGGTTCAACGCAGAAGAGGCGCTCAAGGAAGGGTTCATCGACGCCATCTCCGATCCCATCGAAGCGGCGGCCCACTTCGACCTCAGCGCCTACCGGCACGCCCCGGGCGAGTTGCCCTGGGCGCCGGCCGACCCGCCGCAATCAGAGGATCAGCAAACCAATCCGGGCCTGGAGGCTCGCAAGATCCGCCTGGCCCACCTGGAACGGTCGTTGCGGTACTAGCCGCGCATCGACCTCCATACCGACCCGCCATCCGGCGGGTTTTTTGTGCAACCACAAAGGAGAGCAGCAATGCCTACCCTGATCGAAATGCGTCAAAAGCGGGGCGAGCTCATCGCCCAGATGCGCGGCCTCACCGACAAGGCCGAGGCCGAAAACCGCGATCTCACTGCCGAAGAGCAGGAACAGTGGGACCGCCTGGACAAGGAGCAGGACACACTGCGCGCCAAAATCGAGCGCACCGAAAAGCTCGACGCCATGGAGCGCGAGATGAACGAGCTCATCGAGCCCGTGAACATGCCCGACGTGGGCGAGGGGGCTCGCGCCGGCCTGCATCGTCCCCATCCTTGCGCCGGCGACGACTACCGTCGCGCTTTCGATGCCTATGCCCGCCTGGGCAAGAACGGTATCACCAGCGAGATCGTGGCAGCCCTCCAGGTGGGAACCGACACCGAGGGCGGCTATATCGTGCCCGAGGAGTTCGAAACACGGCTGGTCCAGGCGCTGGACGAATGGAATGTCATGCGCGGTCTCTGTTCCGTGATCACCGCGGGCGCGGATCGAAACATTCCCGTCGAAACCAGCTATGGCGCGGCGGCCTGGATCGCGGAAGAGGGCGCCTATGGTGAGGGAGATCCCGCATTTGACCGTGTGATTCTCAGCGCCCACAAAGTGGGCAAGATTGTCAAAGTGTCCGAGGAGCTGCTGCAGGATGCGTTCTTCGACCTTGAGGGCTACCTCATCGACAACTTCTCCCGGGCCATCGGGCTGGCGGAAGAGGCCGCTTTCGTCAACGGAGACGGCACCGGCAAGCCCACCGGCATCGTCGGTTCCGCCGGCGTGGGGGTCACTGCTGCATCTCCCACTGCCATCACTGCAGATGAGCTGATCGACCTCTACCACAGCCTCAAGCGGCCCTATCGTCGCCAGGCCACCTGGATGATGGCCGACAGCACGGTCAAGATGATCCGCAAGCTCAAGGACGGCAACGGCCAGTACATCTGGCAACCAGGCCTGCGCGCCGGCGAGCCCGACATGCTGCTCGGCCGTCGCCTGGAGGTGAGCGACAACGTGCCCGCCGTGGCCACGGCCGCCAAGACCGTGGTGTTTGCCGACTTCAGCTACTACACCATCGTCGATCGCATGGCCTCCACCTCTGTGCAGCGGCTCAACGAGCTGTACGCCGCCAACGGACAGGTGGGCTTCAAGGGTCACCGCCGCGTGGACGGCAAGCTCACCCTGGCGGAAGCCGCCAAGGTGCTGCAGCAGGCCTGATAGCCGCAACCCGGCCCGGGGCCCCGTCCCCGGGCCATAACGAGGAGACGCCATGAAACTCAAGATCAAGCTCAACACCGCCCGCGTGGACGCCGACGGCAACAGCCACGCGCCGGGCGAAAAGATCGAGGTGGATGCCGACGAGGCCGTGCGCCTGGTGCTGGCCGGCGCTGCCGAGCCCGTGGGCAAACAGGCCTACCAGAAGGCGCTGGATGACTACAACGCCCGTCTCGAAGTTGCCGCGCTTGCCGAGCAGGAAGCCGAAAAGCGCATGCGCGCCGAGGCGCTGCGCAAAGAAGCCGAGGCCCTCATCCAGGAAGCCGAGGCCCTGGAAAAGGCCACTCTGCCCGAAGCGGCCCGTGCGGCCGCGCAGAGTGGCGCGGAAGAGCCGCAGGGCGAAGAGGTAGTCGAACCCGAGTTGGATGCTCCGGGCGACGAGTGATCACTGAACAGGAGACATCATCATGGGAGCCAAAACCGACTACCTCGAAAACAAACTCATCGACCACCTGTTCCGCGGCACACCATTCACCGCGCCGAGCACCCTCTACGTGGCCCTGTTCACCGCAGCGCCCGGCGAGGCCGGCGGCGGCACCGAGGTGAGTGGCGGCAGTTACGCCCGGGTGGGCGTAGCCAACAGCGCCACCGAGTGGGATGCCCCGGTAGGCGGCAACGCCACCACCGCCAACACCAACGCCATCACCTTCCCGGCGCCCACGGCCGACTGGGGCCAGGTCACCCACTGGGGCATCTTTGATGCCGCCACTGGCGGCAACCTGCTCATCTACGCTGCGCTCAATACGCCCAAGACCATCAACAACGGCGACCCTGCGCCTTCGTTCGCGCCCGGTGCACTGACATATCAGGAGGATACCTAATGACGCCTCTCCAGCCCGTGCCCATCCCGCCTCACTACAGCGCGGATGTTGGTTACAAAACGTTGCGGCCCCTTCTGCCCTACCTCCAGTCTGCCAAGCAGATGTTTATGTCCGGCAACCCGGTTACGGCTGCGCAGGGTAAACAGATGTTGACCGGGCTGGCGCGGATCGTCGAGGGCATTCAGCAGGCATACGACGGCGGCGAGCTGGATGGAGATGCAACGTGGAAAGCCCTCGCTGGCGACACGCTGGCGCAACTCAATACGTTCGCAACGAACGTTTCACCCATCATGATTGCCTATAGCAATCAGGCGGGGCAGCTCGTGGCACAACGGGCGCAGGACGTAGCCAACGGTGCGCAACTTCCGCTGATCACGTCGGACGAGGCGTTGAGACAGATCACGATGGCACAGGCGGATGTGGACGCTGTCGTTGCTGAACTGGTGGCTCTCGGAGTGTGACATGGCGCAGCTGCTCATCAACACCAAGACACATCGGGTTGTCACTGTGCAGCCCGATGCGCACAAGTGGGGGAGGATGGAGAGCAAGCAGGCGTGGCTGCAAAGCGGCGGGTTGGAGCAGGATTGGCGCGGCTCTTTCGTGGTGCTGAAGGCGCCGAACCGCCCGTTTACTGCGCTTCAAGACCTGGCTGGTGCGCAATTTCATGCCGACATGCTCACCCCTGACGAGCGGGCTGTGCTTGAGGGTGATGGGGAGCTGACCGTGCAACCGTGGCAGCTTGAGTTGCTTGTGAGCTGATGGCGACGGAAGTAATCCATTCTGTTGACGCATCTGGCGCTGGAGACTACACCACGCTGGAGGCGTGGCGTGATGATCAATCGCGCGATCTTGTTACGGCCAATGAGCTTGCTGTTGCTGAAATTTCAGGGCAGGTAGTTGTTTCAGATTTTGACCTATCTGCTACAGCAGGCACTCCGTGGACAGTAGATACAGCCCATTATGCCATAATTCGTCCGGTAGCAGGGCAGGAATATAAAGGAGGAACCAATCCAACTGCGGCTGAAATATATGGCCCGCCGGGTGGATATGGCCCTTTTCATTTTGGCTTAGATTATACGAAAGTTTATGATCTTAAGCTACGCTATAACAGCGGTACACATGGTAGAGCATGTATAGCTAATACAGATAACTATACATATGAGCGTTGTTTGTTGCGCACAGATGCAGGAGATAATGAAAGGGTTGTAGATACACTAGAAAATACAGTTTTTAACAGCTGTGTTTTTGTGCTAACTAATAGTACAAATTATCTTGTGAATGCTTATGGGTATAATAATAAATACTTTATAAACTGCGTTTTCGTTGGTGGTGCAAGCGTTTTTTATGAAGGGAAAGCATACTATTTAACTTACCAAGTAGTAAAAAACTGCGTAGCCTATGGCCAGACAGATCATTCCTTCCCTGATTGGGCGACGCTCCCGCTAAATGCCGCCTCTACAAACAACGCCGCTTGGGACGCCTCCACAAACAGCCCTCCAGGCTCTAACCCGCTCCTGACAGACGTTACTGCCGCCGATTTCGCAGACGCGGCGAATGATGATTATCACCTCTCCTCCGGGTCCATCCTGCGCGGGGCCGGCGCGAACCTGTCCGCAGACTACCCAGGCATGCTCGATATGGACGGGGATGCGTTCCCGTCAAGTGGGGCGTGGGATATTGGGGCGGACAGCTATGCAGCGGCCGCTGGGGCAGACCTGGCCGGAGCCGCACAATCCGCCGCCACCGCATCGGCCGCGCTCACGACCAGCATTCCGCTGGCGTCTGCCGCGCTCGCGGTCAGCTCGGCTGGTGGGTCGCTCACAACCAGTATCCCGCTCAGCGGGGATGGGGCATCGGTCACCATCGCGGGCGGTACGCTGAGCACCAGCATCATGCTCAGTGGCGATGCTCTGGCCCAGGCCGTTGCCGCTGCAGGGCTCACCACCGCCATCCCGCTGTCCGGCGACGCTGGTGCCCAGGCCGGGGCCACGGGCGAACTGTCCGCGGGCGCCGGGCTATCCGGCATCGCCCAGGCCGTGGCCTCCGGCGCTGCTGATCTCACGGTGCAGATCCGGCTGCAGGGCGCGGCGCTGTCCGAGGCGCTGGCCAGTGCCGGGCTCACGGCACCGGGTTCTGGCCTGTCTGGCGCGGCCCAGGCGGGCGCGCAGGCCTCTGCCGGCCTGACTACCGAAATCCCGCTGCAGGGCGCGGCGCTGTCCGCCACCGACGCCGCCGGCGGGCTCACCACGGAAATCCCGCTCTCCGGGGCGGCGGCTTCTGTGACCAACGCCATGGGCACGCTGGATGTTGCGCTGTCGCTATCCGGCGATGCGCTCGCGCTGGCAGTGGCTGCCGGCACGCTGGCTACCGAGATTCGTCTTGATGGCGCCGCCCTGGCCCAGGCGTCGGCCAGCGGCCAGCTCACTGCCGGGGCCTACCAGGCCGCGCCGCAAGAGCGCCGACTCATTGTGGCAGAGGAGGCGCGCACATGGCGCGTGGCCGTCCAGAACAGGACATTGATCGCATGAGCAAGCGCATCTATCTCAAGACCGCCAACGAAGTGCTCGACTACGGGGTGGACTGGGCCGACTGGCTCGGCAGCGACCAGATCTCCAGTTCCGCGTGGGAAGTCCCCGCCGGGATTACGCTGAGCGCATCGGAGAATGATGCCACCAGCGCGAAGGCCTGGCTCGCCGGCGGCACTGTCGGCGGCGACTACGCCGTGCGCAACCGCATCGTCACCAACGCAGGCCGCACCGCAGAGCGTTCGTTCCGCGTGCGCATCGTCGAACGCAGGTACAACTGATGCCCGTCACCACCCTCACTCCAGCGGCTGCCGCGCCCGTGGATCTCGGCACCGCCAAGGCCCATCTGCGCGTGGAGCACAGCGACGAGGATGGGCTCATCCTCGACCTCATCGACGCCGCCGCCGCACATGTCGAACAGCGCACCGGCCGCGCCCTGGTACAGCGCGGCCTCCGGCTCACGCTGGATCGGTTCGACACCGTGATTCGTCTGCCCATGCCGCCCCTGGTGCAGGTGGACGAGATCCGCTACCTCGACACCGATGGCGTGCAGCAGGTGCTGGCCGCCAGCGGCTACCTGGTGGACATTGCCAGCACCCCGGCGCGGATCACGGTCGCGCCCGATGCCGACTGGCCCGATACCCAGGCCGTCACCGGCGCGGTGGAGATCGACTATCAGGCCGGCTATGGCAACGCCGATGCCGTGCCTTTGCCCATCAAGCAGGCAATCCTGCTCCTCCTCGGCCACTGGTACGAGAACCGCGAAGCGGTGATCACCGGGCCCATCACCTCCGAGCTGCCGCTGGCCGTGGACTCGCTGCTGGCGCCCTACCGCGTCTGGTACCTGTGATGCGCTCCGGCCGCCTCCGTCACCGCGTCACCGTACAGCGCAACACCCCCACCCGGGGTGATGCCGGCGGCCGCGTGGACAACTGGGCAGACCTGGCCACCGTCTGGGCCTCGATCTGGCCGCTGGCTGGCAAGGAGGCGGTGCAGGGGAGGGCGGAGAACGCCGAGGTGACCCACCGGGTGCAGCTGCGCTGGCAGTCCAGCCTGGCCGATCTCTCGCCGCGGGACAGGCTGATCTTCGCCGGCCGCGTGCTGGAGATCGTCGGCGTGGTCAATGTGGGCGAGCGCAACCGCGAGCTGGAACTGCTCTGCAGGGAGACCGAACGATGATCGAGCTGGAAGGCCTGGCCGAGCTGGAAAAGAAGCTGGAGCAGATCGGCGGCGCCACCGCAGAGAAAGCGCTCCGGCAAGCGGTGATGAATGCCAGCACTCCGGCATTCAAGGCCATCAAGATGGCGGCGCCCGTGGGCAAGCGCGCCCACCGCACCTACAAGGGTCGGCTGGTGGCGCCCGGCTTTCTGCGCAGGAACATCGTGCGCCGCAGCCGCATCCACCGCGGGCACAACAAGACCTGGGCCTCGGTGGTCATCGGCGTGCGCGACGAGGCATTCTACGGCGTGCAGTTCCTGGAGCGTGGCACAAGCAAGATGGCGGCCCGGCCCTGGCTGGCCAAAACCTTCGCCCGCTACCGGCCCCAGATGGAACAGCGGCTGAAAGAGCAGCTGCGGCGCAAGATCGAGCGCATCGCGCGAGGCTGACATGATCGAAGCGGCCCTCTACGACCATCTGCGCACCGACCCGGCCATCGCTGCCCGGGTGGGCGACCGCATCTACCCGGCGCCGCTGCCGCAGGACGTGACCCTGCCGGCGGTCACCTACAGCCGCGACGGCGCCATCGACACAGAGACCCTGGACGACGGCCAAACCGCGTTCACCGGCGCCGAGATCCAGGTGGACGCCTGGGCGGACGACTACCAGCAGGCCCGCCAGCTCGCGGCCGAGATCCACGCCGCCCTGCGCAACTACCGCGGCATGATGGGCGCCGTGCGCGTGGCCGCCGTGTTCCGGCAGGCCGAAATCGACGTCTACGAATCCAGCGTGGGCGGCTACCGCCGCTCGCAGTCCTACACACTCTGGCACGAGGAGTAACGCAAAATGGCTGACTACATCGGCGGCATTTCCTTCAAGCGCGGGGACGGCGGTAACCCCGAAACCTTCACCAAGGTTCCCGGCCTGGCCTCCATCAGCGGCTTGGGCAAGACCAACCCACTGGCCGACAGCACTGACTTCGACTCCGCCGCCAAGGAGTACATTGCCGGGCTTCCCGACGGCGACCAGATCACTCTCGAGTTCAACGATGACCTCGACGGCAGCACCAACACCCAGCTCGCCGGCCTCATCAGCGACGTGGACAGCGGCACCAATCGCAATGTCCAGGTGGTATTCACCGACGGCACCAATACCGAAACCTACGATTTCACCGTGGTGCCGCTCAGCTGGAAAAAGGTGCCCTCTGTCACCGGCGTGAACCGGGTGCAGATCACCATCAAGATCTCCGGCGCCATCACCAAGTCCTGATGATCATGCTCAACAAGGCCGATTTCTTCTCGATCAAGCTGCGCGAGTCCACCTACCCGCTGCCCAATGGCTACGAGCTTCCCATCCGGGAGCTCACCGCAGCCCAGCGCGGCCGCCTGCGCGAGCTGGCCAACCAGGGCGATCCCATGCGCGCCAACGCCGAGATCGTCGTCATGGGGTGCCCCATGTTCGAGCCGGACGACGTGGACGCCATTCTCGCCATGCCCGGCGGCCTGGTGACCGGCATCGCCGACGCCATCCTCGAGCTCTCTGGGATTGGCGAGAGCGCTGAGGACGAAGCAAAAAACGGCTGAGGCGCCGGCCGGAGCGTATCTTCCTGCACCGACTGGCGCTGGCGCTGGGCCGCACCGTGGCCGAGCTGGAGCGCTCGCTCACCAGCAGCGAGCTCACCGACTGGATGGCCTACTACCGCCTGGAGCCCTGGGGCGCCTGGCGGGACAATTTCCACGCCGCTCTCATCGCCGCCGTCACCGCAAACAAGGGTGCGCGGCAGCCCGTGGCGCTGGAGGACTTCTACTATCGGGATGAAGACGAGGCCAGCGAGCGCGAGGCCCAGAGACTGAAGAGCATGTTCGACCTGCTGGCCCAACCCAAGGAGCCCGACCATGGCTGACCTGGCAAAACTGGTAGTGCGCCTCGAGGCGGAGTCCTCGCGTCTCCACTCCGAGCTGGAAAAGGCCAACCGCAAGCTGGACCGGTTCGGTGCGCAGGCCAGGCGCACCAGCGGCGTGTTCAAGCAAGCCTTCGGCATCATGGGCGGCGTGATCGCAGGCATCTCGTTCAAGGGGCTCATCGACGGCGCGGTGAATGCCGCCAGCGAGATCAGCAACCTCTCCACCCGTCTCGGCGGTTCGGTGGAGGAGTGGTCTCGCCTCAAGCATGCGGCCGAGCAGACCGACGTGGGATTTCAGACCATGGCCATGGCCGCCCAGCGCATGACCCGCCGCATCGCCGAGGCCGCCAAGGGCGCCGGCGAGGCCGTGGGGGCGCTGGACGAGCTGGGGCTCTCCGCCGCCCGGCTGAAGGACCTGGCGCCCACCGAACAGCTCTACGTGCTGGCCGACGCCCTGGCCAACGTGGAGGATCAGTCCGACCGCGTGCGCATCGCCATGAAGCTCTTTGACAGCGAGGGCGTCAAGCTGCTCCAGATGCTGGACGGCGGCAGCGACACCCTGCGGCGGTTCACCGACGAGTCCGACCGCATTGGCCGCACCCTGTCGCAGGATCAGGTGCAGGCCATGCATCAGTATGAGATGGCCATGAAAGAAATGGATGCTGCTGCTGAGGCCTTCACCAACAACCTGGCCTCTGCCCTGGGCCCCACGCTGGCAGAGATTGCGCACTGGATGGCGGACGTACTGCCGGCCGCTGCGAATGTGGCCGGAGAAGCGCTCTCCGCCGTTGGGAGAACATTCGCCGATAGGATATTTGCGTGGAAGCAATCCCGTGCCGCTCTTCTTGCTGCTGCGTTTCGTGACGACGAGGAAAAGTTGGCGGCATTGAACCGGGAGTTTGAAGAGGCGACATGGAAACGTCTCAACCTCGACATGGGCAAGGCCGCCAATACCGTCGGCGAATTCGCCGTAAAAACGGGGGAGGCCGATCTCGCCTGGCAACGCTTCACCGGCCGCACTCTCACCACCTCCCAGGCCATGAAGGCGCTGGAGGAGCCGGCCGATGACCTGGACCGCGCGCTGGACATGGTGGAGGCGCAGTTCCGGGCGCTGGATGAGGAGTACGCCCGCCAGATCGCGGGCTTGCAGAAAGTGCGCGACGCCATGTCGGACACGGCGGAGCAGGCGCGGGACCAGTGGGACGACGTGCTCGACATCTACATCCGGGAGGAAGAAGAGAACCAGCGCCTTTGGGCGCGCCAGCAGGCCGGCCTGGGGCGGGTGCAGCAGCAGGCCCGGGAAACCGGCGACACCTGGACCGAGCTCGGCGGCATCATGTCCAGCGCCTTCGAGCGGGCCATCCTCGAGGGCGACCGGCTCGGCGATGTGCTCAAGGCCCTGGAGCAGGACCTCGTCCGCGTCATCGTTCGCACCACCATCACCGATCCGTTCAGCAAGGCTGTCTCCGGGATCGGCAAGAGCGCCGGCGACTGGTTCGGCAAGGTAATCGGCAGCATCTTCGGCGGCGGCAGCGTGCCGGCCCGCGCCACGGGCGGGCCGGTGGAGGCCGGCACCGCCTACCTGGTGGGCGAACGCGGGCCCGAGCTGTTCGTGCCAGGGCTCAGCGGCGCCATCGTCCCCAATCATGCCTTGGCCACCGGTGGAGGTTGCGATGTGGTCATCAATGTCATCGAAAGCCCTGGCAACGGCGGCCGCGTGGCTCAGCGTGACGAGGGCGGCCGGCGCGTGATCGAGGTGATGGTGGAAAGCGTCAAGGGCGCCATTGCACAAGACATCACCGGTGGGGGCGGTGCCGTCTCGGCGGCGCTGGAGCGCACCTACGGCCTCAACCGGGCCGCGGGGGCCTACTGATGGCTACCTGGCCCGCCAATCTGCCCGCGCCGCTGGTGGAGGGGCACGCCCTGGAGCCGGTGGACCCGGTGGTGCGCACCGACATGGAGGTGGGCGCCCCCCGCGCCCGCCGCCGCACCAGCGCCCGCAACGACCGGTATCCGGTTTCCTGGCTGTTCACCGATTCCGAAATGGCCAGCTTCCGCAGCTGGTACGACGACGACACCACCGGGATCGCCGGCGGTTCGGCCTGGTTCAACGTCTCGCTCTATGACGGCCACGGCGCTCAGAACAACGTGGAGGCGCGGTTCGCCGGCATCTACAAGGCCCAGGTGGTGGCCGGACGCAACTGGCGCGTGACGGCAGTGCTGGAGGTGCGCTGATGCCCGACGACACGCTCAGCCAGGCCATCAAGGAGGCCTATGCCGCCGCGCCCTCCGACGTGATCATCTATCACACTCTGGAGATCCGCCACCCCTCGTTCACCACCCCCATTCGCGTGGTGCGCGACGTGGCCGATCTCACCGCCACCCTGGAGGCCTCGGCGCCGGAGGATGCGGGCCAGCCGGTCACCTTCATCGCCTACGCCTTCGACTTCAAAAAGCCCGAGGTTTCCGCCAACGGCGTGCCCCAGCTGGTCATCGAGATCGACAACGTCAGCCGCGAGATCCTCCAGCAGATCGAGCAGGCCATCGTCACCAATGACCTGATCACCGTGATCTACCGCGAGTTCATCTCCGCCGACCTGAGCGGGCCGCAGAACGATCCGCCCATGGAGCTCACCATCTCCAACATCACCGCCGACGTGTTCCGCATCCGGGCCACGGCAGGATTCGGTGACTACACCAACCGCAAGTTCCCCTCCGAAACCTACACCGCGGAGCGCTTCCCCGCGCTCATCCCGGGATGATGGAGCACTGGGCCAGCCACTACCTGGGCCGCCCCTGGGTGGCCGGGCATAACGACTGCTGGGCATTCTTCCGGCGCGTGCAGCGCGAGCGGTTTGCTCGCGTGGTGCCGGTGGTGGAGGTGGACCCGGGCGACGTCCTCTCGGTGGCCCGTGCGTTCCGCGACCACCAGGAGCGGCAGCGCTGGCTGCTGGTGGAGACGCCGGAGGAGGGCGACGCCGTGCTGCTCTACCGCACCCGCTATCCCACCCACGTGGGCGTGTGGATTGATGCCGACGGCGGGGGCGTGCTCCACTGCGTGGAAGGCGCCGGCGTGATCTTCACGCCCCGGGCCCGCCTGGCGGCCTGTGGCTGGCCGCAGGCCGACTTCTACCGCTATCGGGAGGCGTCATGAGAGCAGGGCTGGCCATCGTCCACGATCCGTTCCATCCCATGCGGGGCCGCGAGATGCGCGTGGTGGAAGCGCCGGCGACCGTGCGCGAGCTGGTTCCGGCCAGCGACCGCCCCCACATCGTGCGCGTCAACGACCGCTGGCTGCTGCGCAGCGAATGGGGCCGGGTGGTGCGGGACGGCGACATCGTCATCGTGGTGATGCTGCCGCAGGGCGGCGAGGGCGGCTCCAACCCCCTGCGGCTGGTGCTCATGCTGGCGGTGGCGGTGGTGGCGCCATGGGCTGGCGCGAAACTTGGTGCTGCCATGGGCGGGTGGTTTGCTACCGAGGCGGGGACTTCGTTGCTGACAGCCGGCATCGGCCTGGCCGGCACCGCCCTGGTCAACGCCCTGGTCCCTCCGCCACAGCCGCCTGCGCCCCAGCAGATGGCGTCGCTGGCGGCGCCATCGCCCACCTACAACCTGCAGGCCCAGGGCAACTATGCCCGCCTGGGGGAGTCGATTCCGGTGCAGTATGGCCGGCTGGCGTTCTACCCCGACTTTGCCGCCCAGCCCTATGCCGAGTATTCCGGCAACGAGCAGTTTCTGTACCAGCTATTCTGCATCGGCCTGGGCGAATACGATATCGAGGTCATCAACATCGACGACACGCCGGTGAGTTCGTGGGAGGAGATCACCTACGAGGTGGTGCCGCCCGGCGGCTCGGTGACGCTGTTCCCGGCCAATGTCACCACCTCCACCGAGGTGAGCGGACAGGACCTGCCCACCGGCGCCGCCGTAGGCCCCTACGTGGCCAATGCGGCCGGCACCCAGGCCAACTACCTGGGCGTGGACATCGTGGCCCCGCGCGGGCTCTACTACGCCAACGACAGCGGCGGGCTGAGCTTGGTGAGCGCCACTGTTAAGATCGAGGCGCAGGAGATCGACGACAGCGGCGCCGCCATCGGCAGCTGGACGGTATTGGGCACCGAGACGGTGAGCGGGGCCACCACCACCCCGCAGCGCTACACCTTCCGCTATGCGGTGGGGGCCGGCCGCTACCAGGTGCGCGTAACCCGCACCGACACCGAGCAGACCGACAGCCGCTACGGCCACGACCTGGTATGGGCCGGCCTGCGCGCCTACTTGCCCGACACCGCCGACTACGGCAACGTCACCCTGCTGGCCATGCGCATGCGGGCCACCGGGCAACTCTCGTCCCAGGCCTCCAGGCGGATCCGCGTCACCGCCACCCGCAAGCTGCCGGTGTGGGACGGCAGCGCCTGGAGCGCGCCACAGGCCACCCGCTCCATCGCCTGGGCGCTGGCCGACGCCGCCCGGGCCGACTACGGCGCCGGGCTGCCGGACAACCGCATCGACCTGGCCGCGCTGCTTGCCCTGGACGCCACCTGGAGCAGCCGCGGCGACGCCTTCGATGGCCGCTTCGACAACGTGCAGACCCTGTGGGATGCCTGGAGCCAGATTCTGGCCGCCGGGCGGGCCAAGCTCTTCCTGCAGGCGGGCATCCTGTACGTGGCCCGTGACGAGTCCAAGAGCCTGCCCGTTGCGCTCTACTCCATGCGCAACATCCTGCGCGGCTCCTTCCGGGTGGAGTACCTGCTGCCCACCGACCAGACCGCAGATGCGGTGGAGGTGGAGTATTTCGACGAGGAGGTGTGGCGTCCCAGAACGGTGCTGGCCACGCTCCCCGGCGGCACCTCCAACAACCCGGCGAGGATCAAGCTGTTCGGTGTGGGGCAGCGCGAGCAGGCCTTCCGCGAGGGAATGTACCAGGCCGCCAGCAACCGCTACCGGCGGCGCATGATCCGGTTCGCCACAGAGATGGAGGGGTTCATCCCTGCGCCAGGAGATCTCATCGCCATCGCCCACGACATGCCCCAATGGGGCCAGACTGCCGAGGCGGTGGCGTGGGACAGCAACACGCTCACCCTCACCGTGAGCGAGCCGCTGACCTACAAGGGCGGGGAAACCCACTACATCGGGCTGCGCAAGCGCGACGGATCCCTCGAGGGACCGATCGAGGTGACCGAGGGTGCTACTGCGCAGGAAGTGGTGCTCGCCTCGGCTCCGACGTTCACCCCCTACACCGGGCAGGAAGAGGAGCGCACCCACGTGGTGTTCGGCTGGGGCGAGACCTGGCGGCAGGAAGCCAAAGTGCTCGCGGTGCGCCCCACCGGCATCACCACCGTGGAGGTCGAGGCGATCAATGAAGATCCAAGCGTCCACACCGCGGAAACCGGGCAGACCGCGCCGCCGGTGAACAGCAGCCAGCTCGACACCAGCTACACCGCGCCGGTGGTCTCCGGCCTGGTGGCCCGTTCCCAGCCGGGGGGCCCGAGCAAGATGCTGCTGAGCTGGCGGCCGGCACCGGGCGCCGAGCACTACCTCATCGAGCAGTCCGAGGACGGCGTCAACTGGACCCGCACCGCCGACACCCGTGCCGCCAACTACGCCGTCACCGCCATCTACGGCCCGCAGACCCTGGTGCGCGTGGCCGCCGTGGGCCTCACCCGCGGGCCCTGGGTGCAGATCGCCTACGGCGACAGCGCCGACTACATGTGGGTGGACGATGCCAACCTCATGTGGACCGATGACGCCAACCCCATGTGGAAATACTAGGAGACTGATTCATGGCAACAGCACTTCCGGCCGCCTCTGAATGGACCGGGTCAACCGTTACCGAAGGGCAGTTCAAGGCGGCGCAGAACGACCTGCGCGCCTACCTGGCCGGCCTGCTGGGGGAAGACGGCCTGGTCGCCACCGCCCTGGCCACCCTGGGCTCGGCGTTTGCCGGCATCATGTCGGTCTCGGTCAACACCACCCTCACCACCGCCGATCGGGGCAAGGTGATCAACGTCACCAGCGGCACCATCACCATCACCCTGCCGGCCGCCGCCAGCGCCGGCGCCGGTTTCTGCGTGATCGTGCGCAACAGCGGCACCGGCACCGTCACCCTGGACGGCAACCTCACCGAAACCATCGACGGCAGCGAAACCGTCGCGCTCAAACAGTACGACCAGGCCGTTCTGGTGTGTGACGGCACGGGATGGATCACGCTGGGGCTGCTGGTGGGGACGCAGGCAGCAGGGAACAACGGCCACCGGATCGCCAGCACGGCGTTTGTGCAGCAAGCAATAGGCGCCATTCAGCAGACCCAGGTGTCGATCCTGACGGGCAGTGTGGCCAATGGGTCCTATATCCCGCTGCCGTCTGGTTACACGCAGGCGCAGTGCCAGTGGATGGTCTCGGTGCAAGAGGCGTGGGACACCCCATTCGATGGCGTGCGCGCATGGACGGATTCGAATCGGCTGGTCAGGTCTGGATATTACAACGCCAGCTTCGGGGTTTGGTACAGCGTGAATGCCGACTACATCATCATCGGGGTGAAATAACATGTGGTCCATCATCGACAGCAGCAATGCCGTGGTCGGCATCTGCGACCTGGAGCCGGACAGCGCCGACCTCGCCTCCCGGGGAGAACAGGCCATCGATGTGGGCAACATGCCCCCTGCGCTGGGAGACGTGTGGGACGGAACTGCATTTACCACGCCCGCGCCCACGTTGGCCGAGGCCCAGGCTGCAAAGCGCGCCGAGATCCGCGCCGCCGCCCAGGCCGCCATCACCGGGGGCGTGCAGTCCAGTGTGTTGGGCTCTGTCCATACCTATCCCACCACCGAGACCGATCAGCAGAACCTCACCGGCCTGGTGCTGCGCGCCGACATCGATGCGGTGGGCGGTAAGTTCTGGTGCGCGGATTCCGGCGGCACATGGGCCCGCCGCGACCACACGGCCGCGCAGATCATCCAGCTGGGCCGCGAGGTGGCCGACCACGTCGCTGCGCAACAGGCCCACTACGAAGCCCTGCTGGCGCAGATCGAGTCCGCCAGCGCCGTGGCCGACGTGGAGGCGATCACCTGGTGAGACGCACTCTCCGCCGGGAAACGGGTGACATGGGCCGCAAGGCCCTTTTTTCTGTCCAGGAGAAAGCCATGAAGATCCTTCTCGCCGCTGTGCTGCTGGCGCTGTCCGCCTGCACCACCCAGCAAATGCTCGACAGCGCCAGCACTGCCAACGACCTCATTGATCTGCGCATCGCCTACGACGACGCTGCACGCGGGCTCGATGACGTCATTGACGACCTGCCGGTGGAAACCGCCCTGGCGCTGCTGGATCTTAAGCAGGAGGCCGACCGCTACGTGGCCGAGCTCACCCGGGCCTGGCGCCGCTCGCCGGATCTTTCCGCCGATGCGCTGGAGTCCTATTACCTGCAGGGCAGAGCGCTCTATCTGCGCGGGCGCGCCATTGTGGCGCCTGTCGTCCACCAGCTGCCGCCCGACACCTACGCGCGTCTTCTGCGGCTGCAGCGCGCTGCTGAGCGCATCGACGGCCTCTACCAGCAGATCCAGGGGCAGGACGCGCAGACCCGGCAATTGATCCAGGCCGGGCTGGAGCTGGCCACCCTGGCCCTCAAGATCGGCATGGTGGCGCTGTGATGAAGGCCGGTCGCTGGCTGGTGGACGACTACGAGCTGCGCCGCAAGCCCGGCACCTCCGGCGTGTTCGTGGTGGCCAGCCGTCTGGTGTTTCGCACAGGCGACGGACTGCGCATCACCGTGCTGCCCGGCTGGGCCACCGACGGCGCCAGCGTGCCGGCCGCACTTCGCTGGTGGGCGCCCCCCTTCGCCGGGCCCTACACCGCTGCTGCCATCCTCCACGACGCTCTCTACCGTGCCCAGCCCCCCGGCATCGACCGCGCCACGGCAGACCGCATCCTGCTCGATGCCATGCTCGCCTCCGACGTGCGCCGCACCCAGGCCTGGGCCATCTACGTCGGCGTGCGCATCGGCGGCTGGCTCCCCTGGCGTCGCAATCGCCGTCACGTGGAGGACTATCTGCCGTTCCTGGTGATCGAGGACGCCAGTGTTTGAGTTCGTCCGCTACCTCACCCGCAACCCCTCCGAAATCACCCGCGGCGTCCGCCGCCTCTCCCGCGTCCGCCGCGCCATGCGCGAATTCGCGGCCCTCCCCGAAAATCGACAGTGCGCCTGGTGCGGCCGCGCCGGCAAGCTGGACGTCCACCACATCGTCCCCGTCTCCGTCGCCCCCGGCCGGGCCGACGACCCCTGGAACATGATCATGCTCTGCCGCAAGCCCGCCTGCCACCAGATCATCGGCCACAACGGCGACTTCTCCCGCCGCTTCGTGCTCAATGTGCGCGAGATCTGCGATGTGCGGAACAGGAGGGTAGTGCGAATTACTGCTGGAAAAAACTGACCAACGCTTGCGAGATGGTTGGAGAAACCATACGATAAGTTTTTGATTTTCAAAGAGCGGAAATCGCTGTTTTTGTCCGTTTTTCTGACGCCGAAAAACAGCGCAACGCATTGAATTTTATGAAAAAAACACGAGTTTTATTTGTGTGCATGTCAATATCTTATGCGCGGGCAGATGTAGCTCTTGCTGCTTTGGCTTCTGCGTAGAGCGCCTCAAGCCGCTCTACCAGGTCAGTCACTTTTTCTTGCATTTGCGATTCTGCTAGTTTCATGCTGTTTCTCCGAAAAGTCGCTCGTACAACGAGCGGGTGGGGGTCGAGGGCCGGAAGGTCAGTCCCTGGTGCACGAAGGCAACGAAAGCCCGACAGGCCAGTTTTCCATACTTGCACCGAAGCCACTCGGCGCAGCCCAGGCAAGGCTCGGGGCTCTGTTCGTACGCCTTGCGATAACGGAATCTCATGGCGCCACCTTCACCGCGGCGAGGACGATTGGTTTCCAAACGCGCCACCACTCCAGCGCCCCTTTGTCCATCTCGTAAATTTTCGCGTCGCTGAACTCACGCCAGCGCTCGATGCTGTGCTGCTGGCAGCCGATGGCCAATTGATCGCCCCACCAGGTGACGTGGTAGCGCGGGAGCAGGAGCGTCGAATGCGACTGTCCAGGAAGGCGCGGATCACTTCCGCCGCAACTTGCGGTACTATCGCGTTGCCATAGCCTTTGAGCCGCATCACCCGTCTGTCGGCTTTCGACGGCGACGGCGCGAGGGGGCTGGAAGCCGGCACGAAAGCGCCGCCTTGCACCACGCTTCCGGGAATCCCATGAGCCAGGCGCTGAACCGAGGATTCAACCGGCCTCCACTTTCCATCCCGGCAGAAGAGCCAGTCAGGATCTCGCCACGGGCTGTCAGGCGGGCTGGGCTTGTCGTCCGAATAGCAGTTTTCAGCGCCACCCCACCCTGCCGGCCAGGAGGGATTTTCGCACCAGTCCCGTCGTTCGCCCTGGACGTCGGCCACCCCGCCAACTCCACTGTGCGGCGCGCCGACGCTGTAATTTTCCAGATTTCCCGCCCCCTCGGTGTCATCATGGATTTTAGTTTTATCGAATAAAGCTGATTCCGGGTTTCGACCAACCTTTGCAGCATCAGATTCAACTTTTTCTGTACCATCTACAGCCCTCTTGCTGATTCCGACGAACCACAGCCTGCTTCTGATATGTGGTGCGCCAACTGCGGCGGCCGGGACAACGACCGCTCCTGTTTCATAACCCGCCCCTTCCAGCGCATCGAGTAGATCATCGAGCCAGCCGTCCTTTGTGACGGCCGCGGCGACTTGCTCCCCGAATATCGCAGGCGGCCTGCATTCCCTGATGAGATTGAGCCAGACGGGGGCGAGGTGTCGTTCATCCCGCTTTCCGAGCCCCTTGCCCGCGACGCTGAAGGGTTGGCAAGGGGGGCTGCCGGTCCAAACAGGGCGCTCGTCAGGCCAGCCGGCGAGGCGGAGAGCGTAGGCCCAGCCCCCGATCCCGGCGAAGAAGTGGCATTGGGTGTATCCTCGCAGATCTTCGGGTTGTACTTCTCGGATGTCTCTTTCATCGACGTCTCCCTCCGGGATCATCCCGGCCTCGATCAACTCCCGCAGCCAGGCGGCTGCGAACAAATCGAACTCGTTGTAGTAGGCGGCCATCATTTCTGGCTCCGTCAAAGTGTTCTCGATGTTAGTCGTGGTTGTTCTCCTCAGCCGTCTTTAACGACTTCTCAAACTCTCCGACCGTTAAGCGATTTCCGCCCAAGCAATGGGCTCTTCCATGATGACCGCGACGCTATCGCCATTGATGACCCAGCCGCTGTCCCGGTCCGGTTTATCCCTTCAGGGATGACCTGTGTGATGAAATTCTCCATAACGGCAAGCGCTTCCCTGGCGGGGACGCCAACCCTGGTGCTCATTGTTCTTCTGCGGAAGAAGAGCATTCGTCTTCTCCCATTCCGTAGGCGATCAGGTTTCCAACCAGCACTGCCAGCGCAGTGGATGTGGCGAAGATGGCCGCGATAACGATCAAGGCTGTCATGCCGACCTCCTGCCGCTACCGCCGTTCCTGGCGCCGCGGCGGCGTGATGCCTGGGCTTCCTCCGGGCTGTGGTTGGCAATGCCGATTGGGCCGCCGTTGAGGCGGCGGCAGGTGCGCTTGAGCATGGCTTCCACTTCTGCCTTGCGGCCAACCCTGGCGCCGTAGCATGGTGCGGCGCCGTCGGGGCCGGTGATTTCGTATTGCCAAGTACCGCGCTTGCGGCCTGGTTCGATCCGGTAGCGGTAGCCGTTCATTTGCTCTGCTCCATGATGTGGTCGATCCAGTCGGCAATGGCGCCGCCGATGAGCAGCACAAGGCTCAGTCCGCCGAGCATGGCCAGCAGGATCAGGATCTGTTCTGCGGTGGTGAGTGATTGGTTCATGTCAGGCCTCCGTAGATGCGTGCGTGCAGGTCGTTGTAGGCATCGGCGTGCGCCTGGATGGCATCCACCAGCTGGCCAACGGTGAGATCGCGCAGTGGGGTGCCGGTCTGGCCCAGGTGTGCCGCAAGGCTGTGCTGGTAGTGGCCATTGCAGTCGAGCACGCTGCCGATTTCCCGTGCTGCGTTCAGCAGTTCCTGTAGTTGGGATTCAGAACGGGACGTCATCGTCGCCTCCGGTATCGGCTGGGGCTGGTGTCGGCGCCTGCATTCCGCTATCGGGCCGTTTGCTGTCGAGCATTTGCAGGCTGCTGCCGACGATTTCGGTGGTGTAGTGGTCGCGGCCGTCGCGGTCCTGCCATTTGCGGGTACGCAGGCTTCCTTCTACGTAGATCCGGGCGCCCTTTCGCAGGTAGTCGGCGGCCACTTCGGCCAGCCGCCCGAAGAGCACCACGCGGTGCCATTCGGTGCGCTCCTGCTGCTGGCCGCTGTTCTTGTCTTTCCAGATTTCCGAGGTGGCCAGGCTGAGGTTGGCAACGGCGGTGCCGTTGGGCATGTAGCGCGCCTCCGGATCTGCGCCCAGGCGTCCGATGAGGATCACTTTGTTGACGCCGCGCGTGGCCATCAGGCTGCCTCCGGGCCGGTGCCGCCTGGTCCAGGCCGACGGGTGCGGAACGGGATTATGTTGTCCGGCGGCGACTGGTCTGGCCGGATGCCTCGGGCCCTGGCGGCCATCTTCACCGCCATCTGGGCCTTGATGCTCGCGATTACCGCCAGGGCGCGGCTGCGCTCCTGTTGGGCCCGTGCCGCCAGCTCTATGGCTTCGGCCAGGTGTCGGCCGGCCAGCTGCTCGCGCATGCGTCGCAAGTCCTCCTTGTGCGTGGGCCGGGATGCGGCGCTGCCGGGCAGTTTGCCAGCGCGGTTCAGCATCTTCAATTTCCAGGTGGACAGGCGCATGCGGTTGACCTTCTTCTGTTCTTCTTGCCGTTGCTGTTCTGTGCTTGGGCGGTAGTCGTTCATGTTGTTCTCCCGGTTGGTGTGTGCCCCGTCTCGTGGGGCAGCCGGCCGGTTCGTCCGGGGTGGAGGTTTCCGGTATGGCCCCGGCCCCGGCTGCAGGCGGTTACTCTCTGGCGCCACCTGCCTGCTGGGCGCCGATGGTCATTGGTTGCCGCCCCGCGCCTTCCGTGTCGCCGCTTCCAACCACCCGGCGCGGGGTGTTTTGGTGGGGTGGTTGGCTTGGGTGATAGTAAATCGCGCTTTACAAGGAGAGTCAAGGCCTGGCGTCTCCCCATTTTTTCACCTGATTGATCCGAGTAGTCCAGGGGCATTGGCGAACAGGTCGGGTTGTGGCGGCGCTGTGGCTCCCGAAAGCTGTCGGCGGCGCAACCAGGGATGGAAGATCACTTTTGCCATGCTGAACAGGCGTTGCCATCCGGCCAACAAGCTGTAGAACGGGAAAATCGGCGGACTTTTGGACTTCTGACGCCTGGCCTTCTCCAACAGTCGCTTTCCGTCCTCCTGGTAGGCCGCCAGCAAGGCCCAGGCCAGGCTCACCAGTGCCACCAGGTTTTGCAGCGTGGTGAAACGCCGGGCCTGTACCCCCTCAAGATCGAATCCCTGCTTGCTGAACCGGTAGCCTTCCTCACAGGCCCAGCGGTCCAGGTAACTGTGAATCAGTCGCTCACCTTGGCGACGTCCCCGCACCGGTCGGGTGGTCACCAGTACCAACGGCTCCCGTTTGCCGTGGCGCACCACCACCATCCACAACGGCTTGTCCGGGTACTCGCGCAAGGCCACCCGGGTGATGCCAAAGGCCACCTCCTTCTTCTGACCTCGTCGCAGACTGCCACGGTGCTTCAGGGGCAGGTCACGGGCAATCTGCTGGGCCGTCTTCTGGGTATCCCGCCACAGCCAAAGGCGTTGATTGGCCGCACGTACCAGGACATCCCATTCGTCCTCGATCCAGACCTTCCACAGGTTGCCACGATCCCCACCTCGGTCGATCACCCACAAGGGCTTCG